CATTTATATTGTCAAAGTTATAGTGTCCGTGCCTACTTTTAACATCATTATATTTGTTTAAGATTGTTTCAAACTCTCTTACTCTATCACTACCTACAACCATAAAGATTTCAGTATATCCTTGTCTATATAATTTACTTGCAATATCTAAAATCATATTTGTTGTATTGATTTCAATGTTTCTAGCATATCTAGGAAACATCTTTTTCATATGTGCTAATTTTTCTCTAGGAGATAATGGATTCTTTTTAGTATCCCAACTTCTACTTAAATATATTTTAAAACTATTTGCTGGAACACTTGCTACTTTTGCTATTAGTTTTGCGTGTCCAGATGTTGGTGGATTAAATCTACCAAAAGTAAATGCTACTGTTCTTCTTCTTCTAACTGCTTCTGTTTTTATACTATCAATTTCTTTATCAGTTACAATACCATCTTCTAAAATCTTTTTACATTTTTTATAGAAAGTAATGTAGTGATATTTTTCTAACATCTTATAGATAACTGCTTTAGGTAATCTATTCTTAATGCCGTATTGTCTTATTTCGTCAGGCGACATATCAGTATCAAATGCTTTTCTTCTTTCTACATCTACCTTATCACCTATTTTTATTATTAGTTCTATATCATATTCTATTTCTTCTAATTTATCTTTAATCTTATCTTGTAAATTTAAAACATCATTTGTAGTTAAACCTTTTAGTTCTTTATAATCTATTATATCTCTTTTTAATTCACCTTTAATTACATCTATCTCGTGTACTTTTGTATCAAAGTCTTTAACATATAAAGAAGGATCAAATTCAAAATCTTCAGGTCGTTTAATAAATTTATTTTTTATTGGATCAAAAGCTGCGTCTGCTTTTTTCTGTTGATCGTCATATACTTCATTGGTTGCTATAAAGAAATAATTAATAGGATGTCTTGTACCAGGTATTAATTTACCTTGTATGGCATTTGGATTAGAAGCAGATAAAAACTGGTGAGATAATCTTAATCTTTCTTCTTCTTGTTTTTCTTTAGGTATATCAAACAACACATTGAAATCCAAGTCAGCGTCATCCCTATATCTTTTAGTTAGAATAGAACCAATCAATCCTATTTTGAGTACAGGATATTCTTTTTCAAATTCTTCAATCTGTTTCTTTACCATATCAATAATTGCAGGTTTCAATTTAGGATTATTTGTATCCGCATTATCAAACACACCTGTAGCATAGGTTTGTCTAGGTGTATCTATGACTGCCTCTTTGATTGGTATATTTTTTAGGTACTCTTTAAATCTCATATTCTTTTCTTTAATTCTAGTTCTCTTTTAATCCACGCCATTGCTGTACGGTTTTCTGGTTTAGTTCTTAATCTACTTCTTATAAAACGAGCAGCAGTAGATAGAGTTGTTGTAACTAATTCTTTTTCACTTCTACTATTATCTACAATTAACATCTTCGCAGGACCAAATATTCTTTGAAACGCACCCATATTTAATTGTACTTTTTGCCAACTTTTCTTTGTAATATATTCTGGTATAGTTCTTTCTCTACTTTTATTTCTTTCTAACGCAACATTTAAACTTGTATTTACAAATACCATATAACAATCATATCCTATATGTTTTAACATATTAGTTTGTCTGGATATAGTTCCATAATCTCTACCTGTACTATCAATAACTACACCTAATCTTCCTTTAAGATAAGAATCTAATTGTTTTCCAGCAAATGCCTTTGCACCTTTTCTAATCATATCTCTAAAGTATGCTTCTTCATCTGGCATTTTCATAGACATACCCATTTTTCTTAAATCTCTTTCAAATTTAACATCTGAATTGACAAGTTTTAAACCTGTACCTGCAAACGCAGTTTGAGTTACAAAAGATTTACCTGAACCAGGACCACCTGCTAAAAAGAATGCCTTAAAGATACCTGGATCATAAACACCTTCGTTGATATATTGTCTTACTGAATCTAATGTCTTTTTCATTATCCTTTTACCCAATCTTTAGCAATAGTAAAGTTTGCTCTACTAAATTCTAATCTATCTACTAGTTTAACTGCACCTGCTTTTCTATCTACTGCAACAAATCCTTCTGGATTAGTTACTCTATAACCTTTACTTGTTCTTATAAAATGTCCGATTGATTGTATCTGTGATAGTTTTTGTATTAAAAAATTCTTTGCATTTCCTAAGCTGACGTGACTCGCTATTGCAAAGTATAAAGCAGTTCTATTTCTATCAATAAATTTTAAATTTGTTGCTAATATATCTCTATATTTTTGTTTACCTTTTTCGGTTTTTCTAGCACTAATTTCTGCTCTTAAAATTTGTTCGTAATATTCTCTAAACATATCTTGCAAGACTTTAACCTTACCCATATGCCCTTGTGTGTTTTTTATATAATGATTGAAAAATGATTTTAACCTAAACCCTACTGATAGACTATCGTTTGATTTCATTGCATTTAATAAAGAGGATGCTTTATGTAAAGAACCTTGTGCCATTCTTATTAGTCCATCAAACCTAGATAGTTCTCCAGATGTAAATGTAGATGAACCAGATGTATCTGTATAACCTGCACTTGCTAAATAGACTGCTGCTGAACCTGACTTACTTCTTATTGTTCCAAAACCAGCAGATAAAGATTTCATATCTTTACCTGAATAGAAAGTATGAAATACAATTCCTATTCTTGCTCTGGATATTTTTCTACCTAATTTTGAGTTTATTGGTACTGCATATGTAATTGTGTTAGGTGTAAAAGTTATCATCTTTTCACCATCTATACTTGCCATTCTTAAATCACCTTTTGTAAATAACAAATCACCTTGATAGATACCAGTTATGCCTAATCTTTTTAAATCTCTTAAACACGCCATTAATTTCATTGCAACAGGACCAGAGTGATTTCTGCTTATATCGCCAGGTGTGTAATTGATTTTAGGAGTTTTATTAAAGACTGATTTTGTACCGACAAAGAACTTGCCGTTTTCTGGATTTCTACCACATATTATAGCAGGAGCACCGTCCCATTTAACAGACATATTAACTCGTCCGCTAGCAGAACCAGCCAGCATATTTCTTACTGACTTTAAAAATGCAACAGCATTTTCTCCACCTGCTGACCCCCTATTGATTATATCATCTTCTAGGTGTTCAAGGTGTGTATTTTTATTTGAGGTAATGAAACCTTTAAAACTAAACATTTGTTCTCCACATTATCCATTACTATAATCACATTTTCCATATAAATCACTTTCTACTATTTATACTATTTGGCAATCACAAAGGGACTTGATTTTGCTGTTCTGGAAGATGTATATTCCCATATTGCCCCTATACAATTATGAGATTTTCTCTTAACTTGCGATCCACCTTTAAATTTTTTGTTTAAATATTCATTAAAATCTTTCATAATATAAACAGCACTTAAATAACCTATTTGGTCATTAAAAGTATCTTTTAAAGTTCTACCATATATTCTTTTAAATTCTTTACCATCTTTAAGTTCTTTTCTTTTACCTTTTGGAACTTTATTAAATGGTCCATTGTTATACATATCGTTTCCACTTATAAGTCCATATTCTTTTGTTTGAAACCCACCTGTGGTATTATATAATTTCATTGCACTTGCAAAGTTACCGTATCCAGTATTAAATTTTTTAGATAATTCTCCAGCAAATACTTTATCAGCAGTTAAAAGTATCTTTTCAAGTCGTGGTATACCAACTACTTGACCTGCCATTGGTTGACCTGGATATTTTAAAATAGTTTTAAAACCTGGAGAAGGTTTTCCAGAAGAAGCTGGTGTATGTCTAAATTGTATAGCACCTACTTTACCGTGTGGTTTTCCAGTTTTCATACGGACATATATATCTCTCACATACTTGTCTGGAAACTTTGAATTCCAATCAGTAAATATTCCTTTTGTTTTGTTATACCATTTCTCAAACTTTGCTGAATCGTTAGTAGGATTGTATTCTCCTTTATCTTCTCTACCTGCACCTGTAGCACGAGTACCTGCTATTGCTTTTTCTTCCACTGCTCGTCCTTTTTTGCCCATCCAATTAACCCTTTTAAGTTGAACATCACCAGTAAATCCTACTTTTTTTAATGATAAAGGTAACAATTGTCCTTCATCTATAAGAGTTCCTATTTTAGTATTAAGGGTGTGAAATTTTAAATTACTATCATCTACTGCTATTTTATGTAAGTCTTCTAATTCTTTTATAGCAAATTTAGTAGCATAATAAATGTCAGCAGGTGACCATTTATTTAAATTACCAAAATATTCTGGTTTAGGTATATCAGCAGCGGCACCTTTAGCAGAGGTGTCATTTGCTATTTTAAATAATTTTGTCATCAACCCCATTACCTCTTCGTCACCGTGTTTATAAAATACCTGAAGTGATTTTGGTGCTTTTATATATCCAAACTGCTTATCCACACCTTTGCTAGCAGAATCAATATCTAAAATTAATTTTTTAGCAGTTCTTATTGATGATATAAACCAATCATCTTTTTGTTCTAAATATTTTTCTATTCTATCTTTAGAAAGTTTAGTTTCAACCCATACAGACCAAGCACTATCAATTACTCTTGGATATTTTGTTTGAAACTCTTTTTTAAATCGTTTATAAGCACCCTTTAAAATTAAGAAATCTTTTGTTATGTATTGATCCCACTCACCTGATTTAATTTTTGCTGATCCAACATAATCTGCTAGATAACAAAATAATGCCTGTGCTCCTTCTGCCTCGTCTGTTGCTGCTTGAACCATATATCTCCTATTAGATATATTTATATATAGAATTTAGATTGATACCCAAAGAAATCTTGGTATTCCACCACTAGATTGCCATACTTGGTGCTTATTTTGGAAGTCTGCTGTATGTTGTGCGTCTTCTTCAAAGAAATATTCCGCAACAGCATTTCTAGTAGGTTGTTCTACTACTTGCCAAACAAATTTACGACCTCTTTTTTTCATCTTAACTTGATAAGACAATTTAGTATCATTTTTAGCAGGTCTTCTATCACCTCTATGGAACCTAACTTTTTGTTTTCTAGGCATTTGTCTCCTTTTTGAAAAATGTATTAAAACTAACTACTATTCTTTCTATACTTTTATTAATACTAACTCCTGAACCGTGCATTAATTGACTTGGCCACATTAACATCATTCCTTTTACAGGTGTTATAGAAATGTCTTCACCTAAATTATAATACTGACTTTTAGGATTTTGAAAGACTAACTTACTACTATCTTCATCAACTTTTAAATATATAGCACCAGATATAACTGAATCAGGATGGCAATGAAAGTTTAGTTTACTATCTTTACCTTGTACATTGATCCAAGAATTACTAATTTGTATACCTTCTTTGTAAAGTTCTTTTTCAATTCTATCTTTTAAATCTTTATGGTCATTTAAAAAATATGATTTAGAATTACCATATGTAGATTTAGCAAGACCAATAAAAGAATTATGATCTGTTAATTGTAATTCATCTACACTATTAATTAAATGATCTATCTCTTTATCATTTAAAAAATTATATTCTTTGTATATATCAGTTGTAAAAATAGTTTGTTTTCTCATAATCAATGACCCACTTCATTTACAAAATTCTTCCAATAAGAATTAAATCCTAAAATTATTCTGCTACCACTTTTGTTTTCATATGTTCCAGAACCGTGCATTAAAAAACTCGGCCACATTAACATTAATCCATTTGTAGGTGTTATTTCAAAAGTTTCTCCTGCCATAGAAGTAGGATTTTGAAAGACTAACTTGCTACTATTTTCATCTACTTTTAAATATATAATACCAGAGATAATTGAATTGGGATGACAATGATATTGTAATTTACTACCTTCACCTTGTATAGTACACCAAGATTCAGACATTCTTTGATCCTTTATAAACCATTCTTTGGAAATTTTATCTTCTATATCTTTATGAAAATCTAAAAACATATTTTGACCAACACCCATAGTTGATTTAGCATTACCTGTTATATAATGATACTGCTTTAAATCTTCTGGTAAAATACTACCAATTAACTTATCTATTTCTTTTTGATTTAAAAAATTAGGATACTCCCAATAGTTTATTTCAAATAATGTTTTCTTTTTCATCATACTTTAAAATCACTAAACTTATTATAAGCGTCCTCTTTTTCTGGTTCTTTTCCTTTATCAACAATGTTTTGTGCTACATTTTCTACATCATACAATCTCATTTTTGATCTATCTACACCTACAATAAATGATCTGTTAATTGAAGGATCATTATATCTATTTTTTAATTGTTTAACTTTCATTTGACCTAGTTGTTCTAGTTCTTCATTTGATTGTAGAGCAAACATAAAGTCAGCAGTTGCAGGTAAACCAAAAGACTCTGCCGTATCTTCTAGTCCAATATCTGTACTAACGAAACCTGTTCTTGTTGTTTGTGTTGCACTAAAAATTGGTACATCAAATTCTACAGCAAGACCTCTTAATTCTTCTGCTATTGCTTTGATATAGAAATAAGATGATATATTTCCACCTTTAAATCTACTTGAAGCACATATATTTAAATAATCTATGAACACTACATCTGCTCTAAAACTTTTCTTTAATGCAAGTTCATTAAACAATGATCTGAAATGACCACTATGAGCAGACGCAGTTGGATATTCTTTAATGATGAATTGACCGTTAGTTTTGTTTTTAACTTTTAATATTTTAGAATCATATAAGTCTTTTGGTAATGCGTGTAGATCATCTATTGTTGTATCTAATAAGTTTGCGTCAATTCTTTCAGCAATTCTTTCTTCTGCCATTTCTAAAGTGATATACAATACATTTAAACCTTGTGCCAAATAAGCACTAGCACAATGACACATAAACAAAGACTTACCTACACCTGTACCTGCCAATGCAATATTCAAAGTCTTACTTGGAACTCCACCTTTGGTAATCT